GCCATTAAATCCGTAGCTATTCATGATTTTGTCCTTTGTTTTCAATAGATTGCTTGAGTGTTTCTTTGGCGATCGCCACCGCATCCACATGGGGATTAAGTTCAATCTCCTCAAGGGCGGCACGGTAGCGACGGGCGAGGGCATTAAGCTTTTTAAGCTCTGCCCTCATTAATGCTGTGGGGCTAGGCTTTTGCATTTTTTCGCACCAGTGAAGCTTGGCATTTATTAGCAACGCCAACGACGCAGTGACCATGGGCGTAATGTTCTACCTCGACACCTTCGCCTTTAATCTTTAAAATCACTTCGTCAGGGTCTAGGTTCAATTGTGCGTCAACAAAATTGGCATAACACCACACTGCCCCGTCTTTTCTTAGGTCAAAAGGGTCAGAATCAGCTTGGGCAAGATCATCAACCCATTTAGAGCCTTTTAAGCCATTAGCTTTAATCTTTCCCCATACCTCGCGAGATGTGACATGGAACCCAACAATCTGTTTCGTTTTCATTTTTTTATTTCCGTAAAATAGGCTTTTTGCTAGAAAGAAATGCAACCGCTTCTGCCAAAGTCATATCGCCATTTGCAACCTTTGCCGCTGCTAAATCAACGTTGTAGCTCTTGGGGCGTGCGCCAACTGGAAGGAGCTTTGCAATATCGCCTACTGCTTGATTCTCTTTTTGCTGCTGCCAGTCACAAAGCCATTCATATTCTTCTTCAGGGGAAGAAAAACTAGGAGCAAACTCAGGGAGTTCATACCCCGTCAAACCAATTCTTTTCATTTCAACTCCAATTTTTTTGCTAACGAACCGACAGACGACCCGCCCTGCAACAACAGCCTTAACCCAGAGAACCTTTGCCCATTCACGGACTTCGAGGAGGCTTGAAGCTTGGAGGTGGTTGAGGATTGCTGTGGGGTTAGTCATTGTCTTGCGCGGGGTACGTCCCGGAACGTCTTTACTTCTTAAGAATAACAAACTAAGATATAATTGTCAACAATTTGATTAAATTATTTTTATGTCTAAGCCAAAGTCAGTCCCTACAACGGTTTTGCCGTCTGACGCTCACCCGTCAATCACCCGCCAAGCTTACTATGCAAGATTGTGTAAGGGGTGGGATTTGGATAGGGCAAAATCTGAGCCTGCCCATAGAAGCCCATCAACTCCATTTGAAGGGATGGTCCGTGGCAGGAGTCTAGGTTTTCGATTGCCCAAGGAATGGGAGCCGGAATATTTAGCGGCTGTTGCAGAGTCAGGGCTGACCGCTTCTGATTGGGTGGCGATCGCCGTGGGGGAAAAGCTAAGGAAACAATCGCCTTAGGACAGCCTAATCAGTTCAAATTTATCTGTCCAGCATTAAAGTCCAAATTCCCCCCGCTGCCAAACTGACTTTGTACCGTGCCATTGAAGGTGACAGAGGGAGCGGTCGCCGTAACTTCCACCGCAGACTCTAGGGCGATCGCACCAGTAGCGTTAACCGTCACCTCTCCAGCACAATTGATGGTCAGCTTGCTCTCAGCTTTGTCGTACTCGATAGTTGTGCCGTCATCAAAAGCGATGTGATGTTTGCTCGGATCACTGACGGGCGGCGTGGTTTGCTTCGTATAGAGCGCACCCATGATCACGCCATCATCCCCATTGGGAGACAGCAGGACAATCACGCGATCGCCAACCTTGGGCATGAAATAAGCCTTGTCTACACCAGCGAAGGGAAAACAGACAGGGATAGGTTTGGTGAGAATGCCAGGGTTTTTGTCACTCAGTAAGACCCGTGCTTTGCCTTGGGGTGCGGCACTGTCGTAATCGGTTCCGTCAATTATCCCAGTCCGATAAACGCTATCACTCATCGTCATCCTCACTAGGGGCGATGGTAAATAAATCCGCCTCGGCGATCTGGATTTTGCCGTCTTCAGTGGGTTCCAAAAAGTTCTGTTGCACCGTCGCCACACCGTAGGCGTTCATACTGAGCATCCGTTGGTGAATGTCCGCCATAACGCTCTGAATCTCTGCATTTTGCTGAGGGTTCAAGGTGACTTGCGCCGCTGGTTTGATCTCCAATCGACCAAGCTTATCAACGCCGCCCAACTTACTATTTTTCGCCGCCGCAATGTATCGGCATAGGGTTGTATAGGGACGCACCCAGTTAACCTGCATCCATGTATTCTTGCGATCGCACCAGTCAAATTGCTGGATAAGCGCGGCATTTGTCCCATTGCCCATGCTTTGTCCTGATGAATTTGATTGGTTAAAAATCTTGTAGGCAGGGAGATCGACGTTGGACAGAAATGACCGCTCTTGGACATTGATAATCGCGTCAACGCCAGAGAAATTGCGGTGGATATATTCGGCTTTTTCTTCTTCGAGGTCAATGATCAACGCCTTTAACCACGATCGCCCCATCTCAGCAGTGGACAGCCGTTTTTTGATTTGCTGCTCATTATTGTCATTGCCGCTGACCATATCCTGACCAAGCTTTTTGCCTAATCCCTTGATGCCATAAACCATCTGGCTGTAGTCCTGAATCATGCCAGAACCCGCCATGACCGAGAGATTCCAGCTTAGATAGGAATTAATGACCCCCTGCAATACCGAGTCATTGTGACCCTCATTGGTCAGGTATCGATCCGAGTAAAGTCTTGTGCCGGGGAATCGGAGCACGCGGGATTTATGCCACCGCAAATCGTCTAGTTTGCCACTGCGATAAATTCGATAATGTTCTGGGGATAGGCGATCGCCGTTACCAACATATTCGGGATGGACCTCATAGCGATCAAAAACTTTCAGCCATTCAATCGATTGGATTGCCCCAAGCTCGACAGGTTCTGAGGGGTCTTTCCCGTCAGCGATGCCCATGACAATAAACCCATCACCGTACAGGCGACCGAGGATTGATGCCCGTGCAAAGGCACTTTGGATCGAATCAAAATCCCCTGAAAATTCAATTTGCTTCAGGTATTCTTCGATGGCGATCGCCGAGTCTGGAAAGTCTGGAGTCTTTGTTTTTAACCATGCCAGTTCACAATCTTCTGGATACGCCGTCACGATATTTTGGATCAATCCAGATCCACGATATAGCTCTTGGATTTCCCATTCGTGCAACGTATAGGACGCATTGATGCTAACCCCAGAGCGTGTTTTATCTCGCTGTGTTCCCACCCCCGTATTGTTGTTGGCAACAGAGGAAATGATTCGGCTCAAACTGGCACTGTCTAGTCGGGTTTCGTTCATATCACCATTATTGCTGTCGCACTATCACCACCGATCGCCACAGCCTCACCATCACCTTCACAACCACAGAGAGCATCCAAGGCACTCTGGGCATCCCAACCGCTAGGGATATTGGTTAACGCGGCATCGATTCGAGCTTGAAGCGTGAAAAGTGCCGTAATGACGGGCTGATAATTCATTTTCTCAGTTGAATTTCTAAACTTTGCCGATCCGCTGGCTTCCACCAATGCTTGATCATTTCGATTAGTTTGAATCCAGAACGCCGCCACAAAATAAGGGCGGTATTCGTCCACCCCATTCCTCAGAGCTTTACTCTCTCCTAGCCAAGCATCAATCTCGGCATCAAACGTCGTCACTTCGGCTCTGATACCTGCTTTTTGTTTGGCGATCGCCCTTGCATTTTCGAGTGTGGGAAACATAGGCTCGACCAAATAACTGTGTCAATTATAGGCTACTAAATTAGTGTTGTAAGTTTAACGGCGATCGCTATCCCCACAAACTAAGCTGTTTATTTCCTATAGGCTTAATTTCTTCTATCGGGGCAATGCTTTTTGGCTTATCAATTTTCTCCGTAGGCTTTTGGGCAACATGGGCAACTAATTCAAGTAATCGTCCGCCCCGTTGCTTGGCGATCGCCGCGTCCCATTCCTGAAAATCAGGGTCAAGGTAAGCAGATAACAGGAATTGAGATTTATATTGCCCCGAAACAATATCGCTTTTGTTTGCGCCTAACCCCATCAATCGCTCAAAAATATCTAGCAATTCAGCAAAAAAGCTACGCCGAATCAATACTGCATCCATTTCAAATTGCACGGGGAATAAATCTTTGCTTTGAGCTTCCTGTGCCAAAAATAAAATATGCTTTTGCCCTGATTCGGCGATCGCCATAGTAAACGGTGGCTCAGGGGGATTTAATAACCAGTCACGCATCTCAACGCGAGTAGCGAGATTTTTGACAACAGGGAAGCCCCCATGCTCACCGTCAAACACGGGAGAAATTAAATTAGAGCCTTGATACAACCATGACCAGTTCCGAGCGTACAAAAGGCTGTATTTGCCCTTGGATTCATTCCAGTAATTTGCACGAGTATCAATGGAAAATTGACAGCGATCGCACAGGCGATCACTGCTCGGGAATTTGGCAAAGCAATGGGCAGTGAATGTATTTTTAAGGGCTAATTTATTGGGGGCTTGTGTTATTCCACAAAGGTAGCAATTAGACATGATTTAAGACCTCTGGAAATTTATCGGCAAACCGCGAGAATATACTTGGATAATGCTTGCGTAATTCGACTAAGCGTCCCCAGTTAACCCCTGTAGTCCCAATCGGACAGCCGTTTCGTATCGTCATTCTGTCCCTATCGTACATAGCGGGATATTCAAGCTTGTTCATGTCAATGTATTGCCAAATTTCTTGCGTTGTGAAATTTGCGGCAGGAGAACAAACAATCAAGTCATCTTTTTTGTTTTGGTGTATTTGACCATGCTTTTTTAGATACATAGCCCGACCCTTTGATTCTTGCTTTCTTATTCCCCACGCATAGCCTTTTACCCCGTTTATTTCTTGATATTCTTGCAAGGGGTCATACATTAATTTTTGATTGATTATCTTGTCTGCTTTCGTATCCATTGTTCCCTCCAATGGGACACCTAAATCTATATACAAATGCCACAAATCACGAACGGGGCAAAGCTCTACAACGTTTTCGCCGTCTGACTTCCACTTGTATATCAACTCAATGCAATCATCCCACTCAGCAAGATAACCTTGATTTATCCAAACCAAGGGGACATCTGGGTAAACTTGCTGAATTAAATGTTTAGCGACAAGACTATCTTTCCCCCCAGAAACAGAGCAATAAACTTGGCGATCGCATTGTTTAAGCCAATCTTGAATGATTAACAAAGCTTTTTGTGCCTTGCGCTTTACCCAAGGATATTGCACCCCGTCCCCTGTGCTTAACATTGCCTTACCACCTCTGGCATTACGCACAGCAATTTATTCTCAGGCAACCACGCAGGAGGCTTGTAACCCCATCGCACAATGTTGTGGGACAATGACAGCCCCAACATGGTCAATCCTTCCGTAGGGATTGGTTTCATCAACTCCCCATCCCGAACTAATGACCAATCTTCAGCGATCGCCGTGACTTCCCACCGCACAATCTGACCATAACCATGACTGCGCTTTTTCCCAATGCCTGAAATATCAGAAACAATGTTTTCTATGGCTTGGCGATCGCCTACTGCGAACCAATCAATACGAGAAGTTAAACGAAGGAATAAAGGTAAATCATAGGATTTTTCGCCCCCTTCAGACGTGGAAAATTTAGGCTTTCGTTTCCCCCAATTCACTTGCCCGTTGGGTTCCCAACGCTTACGAAATTTTGTCGTTTCTTCACATTTATATCGGTAAACGGGGGCTGAACATTTATATAGTCCTTCCCACTGTTCAAAGGGAATTAATGGGGCGATCGCCGCCATCGTTTCTTTGACTTGTTCCGCACTGGCATTGGGGACAGCTAACCGTTCTTGCTGAATAATTTCGCCAATCACAAGGCTTTCTAATTGTGGTGACCAGTCATCATAAACGGCAATCCCATTGGCAAGAAAAGCCGTGATTTGTAACGGTTCAAAATTCATTACGCCGCCCCTAACAATTCACGAATAGCAGGAGATTCTTTTGCTTCTGCAAGGAAACCGCGATATTCATCGAGATATTCCCGATAATCTTTGAGTTTTGCGGTGACGCGATCGCCAACTACTTCAGACGAGCCACCAACACTTAATAAATGCCCTTGCTCATCCTTGGTGTTGTACCAAGCTTCCATACTTACCAAGCCATTGCCGCGATTCCCCTTGCCACCCAAATAGGGGCATTTTGCAAACTCTAGCAGGGCATCATAAATAAATCCCTCCTCAATGTTCGTCCCGTCAAAATCCCAGCGTGAATATAATTTTGCCCCCCCCATAATTAGGCGATCGCTCGCAATCATTTGGTCTGACTTTTTCTTTTTGTCCTCAGCATCGCCCGTCAGCAAAGGTTTATCTTGCAAATATGGCTGTAATGCGGGGGATTGAAGGCTGTCTCTGCGGGTTGTTTGGTCAACAACGATGTATTCAGTCCAACTGCGATAATGCTTGCGAAGGAATGGAATGTGCATGGCGATCGCCTCTCTTCTTTGGGCAATCTGTTCATCGGTTGGCAATCGGAATGGGTCGTTAAATTCTGATTTGAGAATGTCCGCAATCAAATCTCTATGCTCCAAAAACGAAGGGCATTGTTGATAGAGATATCGGAGGGATTCATAGCACAGTAAATAAGCCGAGCCGACATTGAGCCGTCCCTGTACCATCTGAGCCTTTTTATGCCCAAATACACCGACGGGCTTAGCCGTTCCCAGTACAGAAAGAAATGGCAATAGTTGACGAATTTTGCGGTCTAGCCCCATATCTGAGTCTGTAGAACCATCAATTCGCCCCCCCGCAAACATGGTGTGATGAGTATCGGGATTTAGTTTCAGCCCCAATGCATCCATCGCTGAGGAAATCCCTTTGCGGCGTAGGATGCCATTGCGTAATGCATTGCCAGAATAGCAAAAACATTGACGTGGGTTCCCTTCTAAATCCAGTAGTTTAAGTGTCTTGAGGTTGCTTACATTCCCTGTTACTTCACCAATGTGGGACAAACCAGACTGTAGTGTAATCAACAGGTGAAACGTGACTTTATTCGTTTTCCAGATATCGTAATTCTCAAACATTGACTGTTACCTCGATTGTTGTCTCTTCTGCTATTTCTGCTTTCCCAAGGGCGCGATCCTGCTCAAACCTAAGGCGACACAGTACTTGAATAATTGCCGCTTTAGTTCGGCACAATTCCAATACGTCCCATTCATTAAATCCGTCGGGGGCGATCGCCTGAATCATTTCTTGCCAAGAATACAAAGCCAGATCTTGATCCGCCTTCATTTCCTGTATTTCCCCCGTATTCGCAACCCGAACAATAATTTGATTCGGTTGCACCACCCAGATCAACTCTTTAGGGCGGAGATGGGCGAGTAATTTATCACAAAGATTTTGCAGATAATCTTCAATCGTGGTGCTGATTTCGGCACTGTTTTGAATTGAAGATTCAAAGAATGTCCATGTTGCTGTTCCCATCGCCGGAGACTTGCTTTTATCCCGACAACGAAATACCCAATAACTTAATGCAGCGGCGCACCCATAGGCACTATCACGCGCTTCTCTAATCCCAAATTTTTCCATACGATCACCATTGATGTTAAGAAGTGATCAAGCTTGCCAATACTTCCTTAAGGCTTTTTTATTTTACTACTAAAATAGTGTTTTTACTTAAAATCAAGCCCCAAGAATACTCGCCACACCGCCATCTTTTAATGCCGCACAAGCACCGATAATGTGTCTCATGCTTGATGCTGTATAAAATTAGCTGAAATGATGGCGTAAGACCTTTTGAGCATTAGGATCGATCCCCACAAACTGACCATTTTGCTGACGTTAACAAAATGGTTGATCTTGGCTGCCAGAGCCAAGATCAACCAATCTGCGGCGATCGCAAATCCACCGATGCCAGAAAACAAATCTAGAATTTTCATGATGGAAATGGAATCTCACTAGCTCGGCGGGTCATCAATGTATGGTAGTTAGGTGATTGCCGAAATCTTTCTAACAGTTCAATCCCAATAGGTAGAAGTGGGCTGGGTTTATTCTCCAATAAATAGTGTTTTTACTTAAAATCAAGTCCCAAGAATACTCGCCACACCGCCATCTTTTAATGCCGCACAAGCACCGGATAGGGCATCAGTAAAATCATTCGTCAGTGGTTTTTTTGTGCCATCAAAAGCGTAAATAGCGTTCAAAAATCTTTCATTCCAGTCGCCCTGAACTAAGTAAACATTGCCCCGTTTGGCTTCACTGGCGATCGGCTTAGCACGGGTAACTTTGTCCCCTTGAGGGGAGATCCCTTCTGCGTCGTATCCAGCAAATAAATCAATCAAGTGTTGTTCTACCCTTGGTCCACCCGAACCGCCTTCTTTTTCCCACCGAACCTGATGATAATAGCCATCCTCCTGCGCCGTTTCCAACATCCACTCGTCACTATCGGCGGGGGATAATTGCTTCGCTCTGGCATCAAGAATATAAAAATTGCCGTTATCCATACCCATTAGAACGCTGGCTGTGTAATATGCCTTCTGGTTTAGCTCCGCCGCCGTTGCAGCCATATCCCAAAATCGGACACAGCAAAGGTCGTAGGGAATATTAGGAATGATCTTGAACCACTCTTTCCTGAAGACTTTGCCGCCGCCCTTGATATCCATTGGGATACAGAACAGTTCTTCGTCCGCACCAACGCCGTAATCAGAAATTAACTGTGATCGCCACGTCGTTTCGGCAGCCGGCGAATAATGCCAACCATTAACAAGACAAATCCTCTGATACAGTCCATCAGAAATGGCTTGATCGAGCGTAATTTTGTGGAGCGAATAATCGAATTTCCCCGCATGAGTTTCCTGAATAATCTGATTAAAGTGATTGTCAATGCCGTTGTGGGTCGAGATAATTCGGACTTGTCCACCCCACGCCAAAATCGCCATTGCAGCCTTCAGCAGTTCCGCAAAATCATCATGGAACGCCGCCTCATCGATGACCACTTTACCCTTCTTTGCCCGTAGGTTTGATGGTCTGGAGGACAACGCCACAACCTTATGCCCACTGGCAAACCGCACCCGATAAACAAGGATGGATTGATCGTCCTGCTCTAAAACATCCTGCTCAATCTCACTGCAAACCAACTGATAGGATTTTGCCCAGAACGCCACATCCTCAATATATTGCTCTGACATCTCGCGGTTATAGCCAACGTAATAGGTATTGCATCCGGTGGCGATCGCCGCATCCAGAGCAGAGTTAGCCGCATCAGCCCATGACACCCCAACCCGCCGAGATTTTTCAGCAACTTTTACCCGACTGCGATCGCTAATCCATCTCGCTTGATAAGGAAGAAGAACGGGCGGCATTTTCCGGAACACCGAGGATTCGGGTGCGGATTTCGTTAGCGGTTTCCTCAGAGATACCAGTTCGAGATCCGCCTTCGCTATCTTCGCTAAAAGCTTGGGTTTGAGCGATCCATTCTTTAAACAATTCAGCATCTGCCACCACCGCTTTTAATCCATGTGCCTCAATTAATTTGATTGCCGCTTCTAAATCGGCGGGCGCATCAGGAAAGACCTTATTCACAGCCCATGGAGAGGGGGGCATTTTATCTTCGTTAAATTCTTCAATCGTCTCTTCTTGGAACCACTTCAAAACCTCCCCATCATCTGTCGGGACATAGTGATTTAGACGACGGGTTGACGTTCGCTTGCGAGTGATCGTAAATCCTTCCAACCCCTGCTTGATCGTTGCCAAAGCTTTTGACTTGAGATATTTAGGGGCATTTTCGGCGTAGGTTTTACGCGCCTGTGCGACACGTTCAAGAAATTCAGGTTTCTCGTTCAACCAAACATGAAAAGTCTGATGCGAAATTCCCGCAGACTCATAGCCAGCAGAATCTAAGCCACTCTCCGCGATCGCCTGACAAATCGTTTCAACACGTTCTGGACTGTACTTGGTTTTCCGAGTCATTATGTACCTTTGCGGGGTTCACAAAATAGCAATTCTGGGGAATACATTTGAGTCATTGCCTTCCGATAATGTTGGGCATCCAGAAACGACGCATCATTGCCTGTTATTTGACAAAGAAGCTCAAACCAACCTTCGGCGATCGCCTCATCAAGGGTGGTGGTATGGACGGCGATCGGTTGTGCCGTGATTTCCTGAATAGCCTCAGCCGGATAATTGCGAATGTGGGAGGCGACGATTTCATGAATGCGCTCAAATTGCGAGTTTGCCCCATTGCAAGTGCTGATCAGTCGCAATTGCTTGACCCCTGTATCCAGACAAACGCCGACGACTTCCTTTAAATTATCTTTAAACGCGGCATGGTCAATCACAACCGCATGGGGAATGATGCCAGTAGAAAAACCTTTCTGGGGGGCGATCATTGCCCCATTATTGAGCTTCAAAATTCCATCGCAATCTTCAATAAAAATCTGAGACTCAAGGGCTAATCGGCAGATCATTTCACGGTAACGACGGCACTCACAAGGGACAGCCACGTACTCTGTACTGAATCCAGCACAGGCATCAACCAAAGTTTTCATTGCATCGGCATAGGTGACCCCTATTTTGGGGGCTTTGCGATGGACGGCGATCGCCGAAGAATCTTGAATCCACCGCCGCTGATAGGGCAAGAACT